CGGACTCTTGTCCATCAGCGGCGCGGAACTATTCCGATGAGCGAGCCCGTGCTGCAGCCGGCCAAGATTAACGAAGACGATATTTCATTCTGACCATGAACACACACGAAACCAGCAACGAAACCGCGGTCATCAAGGCCGCTTCAAATAAGGCGCCTATCACCTTCGGGGATTCAGGCGTCAAACTAGCCAGCCTCGAGGACGCTTACCGATTCGCCAACGCGATTGTTGCAAGTGGCTTCGCACCGCGAGGAATGGAAAAGCCTGAGGCCGTCCTGGTGGCGATTCAGTTGGGCGCCGAGATCGGGCTTTCACCGATGGCGGCACTCCAAAACACGGCGGTTATCAACGGGCGCCCGGCTATCTACGGCGACGCGGCGCTTGCGTTGGTGCGCGGCTCTGGGCTGCTGGTCTCTTACAAGGAAGAGGAGATCGGCGAGCCTGGCAGCGACGCGCACGGCTACCGCGTGACGGCAGTTCGCGAGGGCGACCAGACCGCGGTGGAAACCTTCACGGTGGGCGATGCCAAGCGGGCGAAGCTGTGGGGAAAGAACGGACCCTGGAGCGATTACCCAAAACGCATGCTTCGCTTCCGCGCCCGCGGCTATGTGCTCCGCGATCTCTTCGGCGACGTGCTGAAGGGCTTGCGCACCGTGGAGGAAGCCCGCGACATTCCCGCGGAGCCAATCAACGTGACGCCGCTTGCTGACAAGGTGGCCGGCGGGCTTAGCTCGCAGATTGGGGGTGCCGCATGAGCAATAAATATTACAACGGTGGATCAGCGTTTCCTGTGCCTATGGTTGCACCTCAAGGCGACTTTATGAACGTGCAATCGCAAGGAATGACATTGCGCGACTGGTTTGCCGGCCAGGCTTTGTGCGGTCTAATGGCACATCACGGAGTGCACGATCTGTCCAATGATTTGCCCGAATCTGCATACACAATCGCGGATGAAATGCTTCAGAAACGATGTGATGATAAACAAAATAGGGCGAAGGAGATAAAACAATGAGCGCCGAACTACGCCGGGAAAAGATCGTGGACAGCGCAACGCAGCAGTTCCGCAATCTGCTTGAAAGCCGATATCTGCAGATCCTAAAGGCCGCTTCGGATTCGTTTGCCGACGACGACAACGCCGTGGAGCCGACGTGCAAAGTTGGCGTGACAGTTGAATGGGACGCCATCGCGCCGAGCACGAAAGTTGCCGTCAAGATCTCGTGGAGCGCCAAGTTTCGCGACGAGTCCGACGATATCGTGGACGTGGAACAGCTCAACATCGACCTTCAGCCAGGCGGGGAGGCCGAACCAAATGGTGGCGCCTAAGAAGTCGAAGGCGGAATCCGCGGAGGTAGTCGAGCGGACCAAGCTCACGCTTTCGCTGCTTCCGATCATAGACCTAATTTCACGCAGCACGGACGAGATCAACACCGGCGAATATTGGGCCGCCTATCGCAGCATTAACGAGGCCGAGCTGTTGCTGGGCGAGATTGCGCTGCAGCTGCACGATCTAGACTGCAGGGAGGATGACAAGCCATGATCCACGAAGACCATTTGACGTATCATGCGAATTTGGCCGTTTCGCATTCCAAGCTTGAAGCGTTCCGCCGCCGGCCGGCGCTGTACTACAAAAAATACGTTACCAAGCAGATCCCGCCCGAGGAGCCAGGCACCGCCTTTCGCATCGGGTCCGCGGCACATTGCAGCATCTTGGAGCCGCTTGAGATGGCGCACCGCTACGCGATCCGACCCGAGGGCATCGACCGCCGAACAAAGGAAGGCAAAGAACGCTGGGCGATCTTCGAGACGGAAAGCGCTGGGCGGGTTATCATAGACACCGACGAGGCCGCGCAGATTATTAAGATGACGGACGCAGTGCGGCAGCATGACCTTGCGGCGCAGCTGCTCGCTCACGGGCAGCCGGAGCTCACCTGGCGGACCGGTGGAAGTTTGGCGCTTCAGTGCCGCACCGACTGGTTTAATCCAGACGGCTGCGAACTTTCAAACGGACGCCCGTATGTGTGCGACGTTAAGACGGTCGAAAGCCTCGACGACGATGCGTTCGCGAATTTCGAACGCGCCGTGTTTCGTTACGGCTACCATCGCCAGGCTGGCTTTTATCTGCCGCTCATCACCGAGCTTTTCGGTAAGCCAGTGTTCGATTTCTTTTTTATCGTCGTGGAAAAGGCCGAGCCATTCGGCGTCGCGGTTTACCGCCTCACCGACCAGGTTGTCTCAATCGGCCAAGACGAGACGATTGCGGATCTGCGGCGGTTGGCGCGTTGCATTTCTTCCAACGAGTGGCCGAATATCGAGCCGACGCTCCGCGAGATCGGCGTGCCGAGCTGGTACGGGAAAGGAGGCGCCTCGTGACCCAGCTTCAAACCGACTGGCTTCGTGCCATTATGGACAATCACGCCGAGCTGGCACGCGAGAAGCTTGAGCTAGAAGAACACATCGACCGCTGCGAGCGGCTGCTGCGCTGCTGGTGCAAGCCTGGCACATTCAGCAACTCCGAAGAGCTGCGGATGGAAACGCTGGAGATGCTCGACGGCCGTCCCGAAAAAGCACGCTCTGCGCTTGAAGACTTAACGTCAGAGAACGCCAGGCTTAAACAAGCAATCGGCCAGCTGCAAAAGCTCGCAGCCGTGGCCGACCGCGAAATCGCAGAGCTGAAAACACAACTCGCCAACAAATGAGCATTACCGCCGCCGTCATCCTGATAGCTGGAACTGGTCTCGCGTGCTTCCTGTGGGGAATGTGGCTAGGCATCGAAATCGGCCGCGATAAGGAATGGTTCGACTCCACTTTTACTGAATACGACACACCAAAAAAACATGCCAAGACTTTCACACGCCACCGAATCGGCAATCGTCGGAATGATCCTTGAAGGGACCGACCCTAAGCTGGTGGCTCACGCCAACAACGTGAGCGCCGCCAAGGTCTATTCCGTCATTCACAAAATGCAGCTGCGCAAAACCTACGTCAGCGAGAGCGAGCGCGTGAAGCTCATCGCCAGCAGAAAGGGAATCAACCTGTGAGTGTCACGGAAACGATGGCGCGTATTTACGCGCTGCTGGACAAGCACGCGCCCAAACTGATGACGCCAGTAAACGTGGGCGCCATGACCACCGGACGGTGCGACATTCGACGCGGACGGCCGCTGAGCGAAGGCGAAAAACGCGCCGCGCTAACCATGCGAAACAAGGGCTGGAAGTATGACCAGATCGCTCAGGAGTTTGGCGTCTCCCGCACAACCGTTTATCGGGCAATCAATCCAGGGTACCATGCACACTAGCTTTACGATTCACGGAAACCCGAAGGGCCAGCCGAGGCCGCGGGCATTTGCTCGCCGCATGGGTGCAAAGTTCGTGGCGCGATTTTACGACAGCGATTCCGCGGACGAATGGAAGGCCGCCGTGGATGCGGCACTGTTAGAGCAGCAGATCGAATTAAGCCCGCAGCTGAAGGCCGGAGCTTTCCACGTCTCGCTTTACTTCACCTTTTCGAGACCGAAAGCGCATTTCCGCTCGAACGGTGAACTTAAGGAAGCTGCTCCCACGCTGCACAGGCAAAAGCCGGACCTGGACAACCTCGCCAAGCTGATCCTTGACCGGACGACGCGCAGCGGGAAGTTCTGGGCGGATGATTGCCAGGTTATCGACCTGAGCGTGTTTAAAGATTGGGCACGCAATGGAGACCAGCCTGGCGTGCGAGTGCTGATAATTTCCGAACCTTGACACATCACCGGCTGACGCTTGGGTGATTGGTACGGGCCGTAGAAAGCCCAATGCATGCAAAATACGAAACATTTCCGGTTGGTCTGCGGGAGGGTCGCCATGCACCCAATTTCTACCCCGCGGGCCAACCGGATTTTCGTTTATGAACTGGCTTAACATCAATGTTTCAACTCTTCGCTCTCCCGAGTTTATCGGGTCCGAGCCTGTAGCTCGCGCAACCTGGCTTTGCGTTTTGGGTTATTGCTTCGATCAGGAAAACGGTGGTATTGTTCCGAACTCGCGTCTTTGGAAGGACCGCCAATGGCAGCAAACATGCGGCGTAACTGCGCAAGAAATTAGCGAGTCACATCCGCTGCTTTTTTGGGACGGAGACGATTTGCACGTTTGGAACTATCCCGTTGCAAAACAACATGAAGTGCAAGGTAAGCGCGCTTCTGGAAAGCTGGGAGGGCTAAGCAAATCTGAAGCAAAAATCGAAGCTGCGCGCATCAATGGAACGAAGCACAACCCAAGCACAACCCAAGCAGAAGCCAAGCACAACCCAAGCGAGAACCCAACGGAAAGGAATAGTAATAGGAATAGGAAGGGAATAGGAAAGGAACTATTGGCGCCGGCTGAAGCCGTCGCGGAAGAAAGGCCGAAGGATTTGATCTTCGAGGCGCTATGCGCGGCAACTGGAACGGAGATCGCCAGCCTCACCAAATCAGGGCGCGGAGCGATTAACGGCGCACTTCGCGACATTTGCGCTGCCTCACCGCAAGTCACAGCCGAAGAAATCAAAAGCCGCGCCGCCGCCTATGCGCGGAAATTCCCGAGTGCCGCACTGACCGCGCCAGCCTTGGCTAAGCACTGGGCAAACTGTGGAAGCGCGGCCGGGACCGAATCAATGGCCGAATTTGTCGAACGCATGAACCGCCCGATTCCCGCGGGCTTCACACGATGAACGCCGCCGAAGTTAAGGCGATGCTGGCCGTGCGCACGCTGGATGTGTGCAAAATGCTGCTTTCAAAAGGCGAGCAAAAGCGAGGCGAGTGGCTCTGCGGAGATGTCAACAACACGCCAGGGCAATCGCTAAAGGTTCGACTGGAAGGCGCGAAAGCTGGGCTGTGGGCCGACTTCGCGGCCGGCAAGCAGGGCGATATCATTTCGCTCTGGATGGAATGCAAGGGCCAAGACTTTATCACGGCGCTGCGCGACATCAAGGGATGGCTCGGCGTAGATGATCGCGACGAACGGAAGTTCGCCAAGCCATTCGTGGCTGCGAAAACATTCGTCAAGCCGGTGCTGGATCGCGTAACACCGCTTGAGAGTGGCGGCGCCGTTTTCGAGTATCTGACAAAGGAAAGATTTATTCCAGCGGAGATCCTGCGCGCTTACGATGTGCGACAGATGATCCACGGGGCGAGTGGGCCGACCTGCGTTTTTCCGGCTCACGATCCGAGCGGTAAAAATATTGAGCTCGTCAAATATCTGGCGGTGGATCGTGACGCGGACGGGAAAAAGCGTTCCTGGTCGAGCGCGGAGTCAAAAGACCATTTGATAGGCTGGAAAACGGTCCAGCCAAACGACCGAGAAATCTGCATCACGGAAGGCGAGATCGACGCATTTACGGTCGCATCATGGGGCACTCGCGCACTTTCAATCCCACGTGGCGTCAAAGCCTTCGACTGGATCGAACACGATTACGAGGCGCTGGAGCGATTCGAGCGCATTCTGATCTGCACCGACATGGACGCAGAGGGCCGCGCTTGCGCCGAGCAGATCGCGAAGCGATTGGGGCGCACTCGCTGCTTCCGAGTGACGCTTCCGGTTAAGGACGCCAACGAGGCGCTCATGCACAACGATTTCGGGCGTGAGCAATGGGAAGCTGCTGTCGCCGAGGCGCGAACGTTGGATCCCGAAACCCTGCGTTCAATCGGGGATTTCGCAACCGACGCCTGGGAGGCTCTGCATCCAACAAACGAACGCGCCATCGGGACGGAGCCGCCAATATCAATGCCGTGGCGCTGCCGACACGGCGAGGTCACGCTCTGGTCTGGCATTAACGGGCACGGCAAGTCGCAACTGCTTATGCAGTTTGCGCTACAC